AAAAGATGAGGATGAGTGATGAATACCCAGACTGGCAAAACTAACTGGTGACTAGGATATTTACCATTCAAGGTTGAATGCAAGTGCAACAATAGAAAATTTAGAGACCACCCATTAATAAAGGAGTATAATATGGTGGAATGGTTAGAAAATGCAGATATTATTTGTCAAGACTGTTTGAAAATACCTAAAGTAAGATACAAATGTTACGAAGAGGGCGAAGTAGTCTACAAGTGTTATGAGTGTGCATTCGAGGATGAATAAATGATGCTTCATAATGGTCTTGGCATAGACAATTTTACAGTATGGTCATATCGTAATGTATGTCATGTTAATTTCAGTCATATGAAGAGACCATATAACATTCTTGATATGCAAACTCTTGATGAGCTTGATTATATACTAGATAACTTTGTAATAGATAAAGGGCTTGATGGTGTAATCTTTAGAAGTTCCAAGGGTTCATTTGTAGTCGGGGCAAATGTTAAGGATTTTGTTTCGGCTCATGATGCGCCGGATGAGGATATTGATAAAATTCTAAAGAAAGGTCAGGACATCTTTAACAAGATAGAAGACCTTAAGATACCAACTGTGGCAATTATGAAGGGCGTGACTATGGGCGGAGGTTTGGAGTTGGCTTTAGCTTGTAGTTCAAGGGTGTTAATTAAGAATCCAGTTCCAGAAGATACTAAATATACTACACATCAACTAGCTAAATTTGCTTTACCTGAAGTTAAGCTGGGTATACTGCCAGCTTGGGGTGGTACTACACGCCTGCCCCGTATCATAGACCCTGTTAAGGCTATGGAACTTATATGTTCTGGAAGAAGTGTTAAACAATCAGAAGCATTAGAAATAGGTCTCGTTGACGAAGTGGTACTAAGCCATGATGCCGAGGGTTGCGCGTATGATGTTATCGAAATAGTCGATTATTTGGGTGTTCAGGCTAAAAAATCTGTACCAGTCGATGTGTCTAGTCTGAAGATTAGTCTAGCGGGTATATACACAAAATGGCTTATCGGTAGAAAGCAGAAGAAGATGTTTGGTCAGAAAGACAAATATCCTTCACCATACAAAGCATTGGAAACATTTAAGACTTGTCTTGGTCTACACAGGCATATGTCTCAAATAGAAGAACGCAAGGCTTTTATACCTTTGGTTAAGTCTGAACAATGCAAAGAGTTGGTAAGTAGGTTCCTTGGCGGAGAACGCTAGTGATACCAGTCATAAAACCAGAGACAATGGGGAGTATAATAGAGGAAGTTTACACAAAGAATAAAGACTTTGGGGTCGAGGAGTTTTGTTCAAGTCTTGAAACAGATAATAGGCGAACTGCCATAGTTCTATATAGTTTTATAGACGCGATAGCCGACTATATGAGTGAAGGAGACCCCGAAAAATTGGGAGAATACTCAGCTATAGCAAAGATAGCGTGCAACCTGCTATATAAATCTATAGAAAAGCAATTTGAAATTAACGAGATGGATTATGAATAGTCAGGCAACTAGAGAATGCTGGTATAAATATATTAGATTGACTGAGGAAGAGAAGAGGGATTTTAGAAGAAAGTTGGAATTAATAACGGCAGAAGAACTGGGTATAGATATTCCTTCAAGCGATGGAGTGGATGGCTAGAGAAAATTTGGCAACAGTGCATCTGGTTTATCAGAGAAAAGTAGAGAATATAAACTCTTTCCTCACAATACCGATTGAGATTAGGGAAGAGTGGGTGGATTACAGATTAGTCACAGGGATGGCTAACGTCGCAAGGGATTTTAGGAATCTTAAAGGTTGGGAGTTTGTATGTTATTACTATAATCAAATAGAGGAATAAGTATGTTTAATTTAAAAATGGTAAAGATTAGTGATTGGGCAATTAATAGCGTGTCTGGTTCATTTGACAGGCTTCCAAAAACAGAACACAGGGATGGGCAGTACAGGTTAAGGAAATACTCTGCGGTTAGGCTGTCTAACTCAGGCTCATTTAAATATCAAAAGCTAGAAGATACAACATTTAATCAGTCGGTAAAATATAATCAGTTCCAAGGTGGTGTTACAAGGCATTTTGAAGAGATAGAAGATTCTGTAATAGAGAGTGGGGGAATGTCGGAGATTTGTGACACATTCTTGCAGGCTTGTGGGTTTACAGACGAAGACAGAATTGACATACATCAAATGAGAGTGCATACAGAAGGTGATACAGTTCCAGTGTCGCCAGAAGGTGTGCATCAAGATGGTTATAAATATATTGCAATAGTTGGTATTAATAGAAAAAACATTGTTGGTGGGGAATTGTTGGTTTATAAAGAACAAACCGGCGCGCCGTTCTTAGGAATGGTAATGGAGCCGGGAGATATGATGATTGTAAACGACAGAACTCTGTGGCATAATGCTAAGACTATAAGGACTGTAGATATAAACCATGAGGGTTATATGGACGCCTTTATTTTAACGGCAGGATAATAATGCCCATTAATGGAAGCTCTGCCAATAAGATTGTAGGATTTACCTGTTCGTGTTTCGATTTGTTTCATGCTGGTCATGTTGCCATGCTGGAAGAAGTCAGCAAACATTGCGACCACTTGATAGTCGGGCTTCAGATAGACCCCACGATAGATAGGCCAGAAAAGAATAAGCCGGTCCAAACTTTAATTGAAAGACAAATACAGGTAAGAGGTTGTAAGTATGTTGATGAAATCATAGTATATGAAACAGAAAAGGACTTGAGGACTATACTAAAAACTATACCAATTGATGTAAGATTTGTTGGGCAAGAATACGCATTGGAGGGCTTTACAGGGCAAAAAATTTGTAAGAAGAAAAGAATTAAAATATTGTACAACACAAGGATGCACGATTTTTCGTCATCGGAATTGAGAAAGAGAATTAAAGATGCCAAGCAAATTTGACGCGCCAGTTCAGGAAAGGGATGTTGAAAGCTATCACCAAGAGGCACTCGCTATGATTGCTAAGTGGGGTAGCTATTGGATGATATATGACCAAGATGTGATTGCAAATGTAGCTAATGCAATTGCGAGAGCGGAATTTGACTTCGACCCTGATAGGGGTTGTAAGAGGGTTACGCTAAGATGTACCTACGGAAGAAGGGCAATCTGGAATGAGGTAAGAAAACGTCAGAGAATGGCTAAAAGACCGTCTCACTTCAGTCTAAGTAGACCTGTTAGCGAAGACGACGAAAGAACACGGTTGGATATAGAGGATAAAAAAGCCAATCATGAACAGGACTTGTTTGATTCAGAAGAAAAGAAAATAAAGCTGAAAAAACTTCGTTCTATTATGGATAAAAGACGAACAACCTGTCTTACTGAAACTCAGAAAGAGTGCTTGAAGATGAGATACTTCGAGCATATGAGTGTAGTTGAGATTGCTGAATTGAGAAAGACTAGTAAGCAAGCGGTTAGTGAAATTATCAATAATGGTATCAAGAGAATAAAGAATGAAGGTAATATTTAAAAATAGTCAGGCAGGGAGTAGTCAGGAATTTGGGCCGTATAAACACATCAGCCTGATGTACGAATGGCTCGTTGTTGACGGAGAAGAGTTGGCAGTCTTTGATGTGAGGGGTTCTGGCAAATGGGAAATAAGGCAAGATAATACCAAGTGGGATGAGATTTCTATTGATTAATAGGATATAATCCTGTAGTTTAATAAAACTATGAAGGGAGTATCCTATGGATAAAAAAGAAAATCTGCTATTTCTGTTCTTGGCTATTGCAATCAGTATTGGTGCAACAACAAGAATTTTAGACGACTCTTGGCAAAAGGAAGCTGTGGATAAAGGTGTTGCAAGGTATCATCCAGATACAGGGCAGTTTGAATGGACGAACGTAAGAATTCTCCCGCAATGGGAAAATATTAAAAGAATGGTGGAGTATTTAGATGAACAAAGAAAAAACGCAAGATTCGGCCAACAGCAAATCCAACAAGGCGTGCCAAGTATCCCCGGCCAAAACATGCCACAAGGATACGAAGCCGGTACAAGCTACAAGGCGTTATGATATTGTTGACCTGCTGATGGTTAGTATTTACAACGCCGTTGTTTTTAGTTGTGGCTTAGGGTTGGGGTGGATTTTATGGTTCACTAAATAATGCTGCTCTATGAATCCAAGCATGAAGAAGGTAGTCTGGATATAGTGACCAGAGCCTACATCAACGAAGAACAGGAGGACGACTACAGGTTGACCTTGTATCAATATTTATTCAAGGGAGACGAAGTGGTTTCATCAAACGAAGTCATGCTGTTCCCAGAACAGGTAAATAAGATTGCCAATATATATCTGGGGGTTGAGGCTAAGATGATTATTGATAAATATAAACTTGAATAGGGGTGAAGGATGAAGGGCTTAAGGGATTATTTAAAGGAAGCACAAGGCATTATTGTAAAATGGGGTCCAGTTGGACTGCTTTATGATGATGAGTGTATTGGATATGTCGCTGGAAAAATGATGGAGGCTGATTGGAGGTATGACGCAACCAAGGGAGCCAGTCCGACTACTTGGAGAATAACTTGTGGAAGATGGGCTATCTATAATTGGATTCGGCAGAAGAAAAATTATGCTAAAAAAGCCCCCATCTCTTTGAATGCTGTCGGGTCGAGCGAAGGCGCTGAAATATGGGAAACATTAGAAGACCACAGAAACGTCTCTAATAAGCGGCTGGATGTAGACTACAAAAAACATATTTCTATTCTAAGCAAGATTCAAAAGGAGTATGTAGTTAAACACTTTGAAGAAGGTATATCAATGACTGATATAGCCAATGAGAAAGGTGTCTCAAGACAAGCTGTTAGTATCTCCATAAAAGGAGCCGTTGAGAAAATTAGGAACGCCTTAACTAAAGATAGGATTGAAAAATGAATCGACGAGGAAGACCAGCGGATAAAAAATTATATGTCAGTGCGGTAGTTAGGAATTTACCAAACAAGGATTTGAAGGAAGAAGAAATTTCGATTATTAAAAGTAGTCTAACAAAGATGACCTGCGTAGAACTTACCATGCTGGTAAAAAGTTTGTCTCCAGATTCTAAGTGTAGTCTGCCTGACAAAACTGACGCACAAAAAAATCGCTTAAAAATTCTGGGAACTGCTTGACACGTCTCGGCCCGAGGGGTAGAATAGAATAGACTGCTTTACATAAATTCAGACCAAGAGACAAAGATGTGCCAAACAGGAGAGAATGGGCATTAATATTAATGTCTGCTGGTTTTATCTTTAAGCTACTAGAAGGGTTCGAGCCGAATCACTTTGAACTGGCTTGCGTCTGGGCGTCTTGTTATCTTCTGTGGATGGATGGAATTAAATATGCCTACAATCAAAGAAATGGCTAGCGGCTACATACAACAGTGTGAGTCAAAGCTAGCCGAGCTAAGAAATCAAGAAGCAACTGTTAGGAAACAAATTCAGGCACTCGAAGAGCATATCAATGAGTGTTTGGATGAACTAAATGACACCAGCCCTTTGGATGGGGTTGAATCTTGTAAGATTAGTAAGGAGGACGCGACATGACAGAAACACAATTTCTACTAGAGCTATCTAAGACCGTAGGCTCATACAGGTGGTCTGTTGATGGTAAGAAGATTGTAGGAACCGCCAAGAACGGTAAGACTAGAGGTAAAAAGTTCGACCCTATCACGGCAGTTTGTCGTTCGACTGGTAAAGGAACATATGCATCTACCTGCAAGGGTAAGTCTAAGGCAGCAACCAAGCTGGGAGTTACTAAGACTTTAGCTGAAAACGTGTCTAACGCAACTCAGGGTACTTCTAACCGAGGCAACGGTCAAGTTCTGCGTGGTAGGATTAGACAGGTTTTGGGTGTTTAAAAATGGGCAGAACCCTTAAAGCAATACATACTGAATTATCTAATATCTCTTCAGAGAGAAGTAAGGTAGCTCGTAGAGAAAAAGTTTTGCTAAACAGAGAGCAAAAGTTATTGCTTGAATTGAAGAAACACTCAACAAGAAAAAACATTAGTTGAATACAAAAACGGAGGCCAGCGCTCTAATGAGTAGATGGTTAACGGTGTGAGAGAAACCTTGCATCGTTAACCATCGGGCTTCCAAAATGGGATAGGGCTTATGGAGTTTTTAATGTCTGAAGTTGGTAGTAAAACAAACAAAGAAGTATCTTCGTCAAAGCGTAAGACGAGGAAAGAACAGTTGTACGCCGCAGCAGAAATGATTAAGCGGTACAACCAGAAGGAGAGCGTTGATGAGTAGTTACAACCATGTTGTTCTAGTTGGAAACTTGGTGAGAGACCCTGATGTAAGGGACTTGCCTAGCGGACAAACCGTGTGTGATATGCGAATTGCAGTTAACACACAGCGCAAAGAAACAGAAGAAACCTTGTTTATTGATGTCACCACTTGGGGTAGTACTGCTAAGACCTGTGCTAAGTATATGAGCAAGGGACGAAGTATTATCGCCGCTGGTCGTCTTAAGACTGACGAGTGGGAAGATAAAGAAGGCAACCGTCGTAGCAAAACCTACGTGGTTGCTAACACTATCCAGTTCAATGATAAAAAGAGCGAGACTACTGAGTCCGCATCGACTGGTAGTGAATCCGAAGAACAGCCCTTCTAGGGCGCAACCTCCCGATTCCGTATTTTCGGGTGACATATCGTTTAAGTACGGCGCTCTGGTAATCGTGCGTGGTAATAAATTCCGCAGTAAAGAGCGTTCAACGGTCTTGTAGCTAGTTAATTCTAGCCCCGTGCAGGCGGGTGCAACATACATGACTATTTACCAGAGTGTATTTTTAGGGAAAAACCCTAAATTCTCTGAGCGTGTTCTAAGCAGAAACGAATTAGAAACATGAAGCGGTTTGACACTACAACGGTGTTCAACTACCAACCGTACTGTCATGCCGTACTTGTGTATTTAAATTTCTTCCTGCTAAATAAAAAAGTGTTTACGTTTAACTATTGGAGAGAGTGATGGAAACTGTTAATCGTCGTATTGTTGCTGCCAGCGTAATTGTTATCGCTACACTGGTAAATTATGGAATTTACCAACATAGTGAGAACGCACATCTAGAGCGTCTCGTTGAGTTGTCTGATACTCGTAGTGATATCAACCAAGAGTGGGCTAATGAAATTACCCACGTTATGCTTAATAAGCTGAGTTCTGAAAACGAGGATGGTATGCGAAATCAGGGAAGGATGGAAGGTATTGTTGAATATCTAACCAACCCAAAAGACTACCATTCTGTTTGGCATGAAGGCTACCAGCGTGGTCTTAACCAGAGTCAAGAAATGGCTAAGATGGAGAAGGAGTCCGATGAAAATGCTCCATTTACTACTCCAAGAAAGCCAGTGGACCCAGAGGCTATTAAAAAGCCTGATTTCGATAAGAAGATTGAAAAGGTTTTGAATACTGGTAGCGAAGAATAATATCTCTATCTAGAGTGACAGTGGGGTGGCAAGAAGGTTGCTTTACGGGTTCGACTCCCGCCCCTATTGCTTTTATGGTAATCCTAATGAGTAAGCTAATATTAAAAAGCAACGAAAGTATGGGGGATTACCATTGGGAAACTGCCTTTTACGCATCTGAATCTAAATCAGAAATTTCTATAACACAAACTTGGTTTGATGACACAAAGATACTACTGAGAAGTAATGTAATTGTTACCAAGGATGAAATTGAAAGCGTGCTACGGAGGCTAAACTCAGCTTAAAGGTTATCTCGCGGGGATGCGCCCTCAACCAGTCTTATAAACTGGTCCGTACAAAACCGGGGGAGGTTGCGGATAGGTTCGATTCCTACATCCCTGATTTTTTTGGTGTATAATCAACTACATAAAACAAGGGGGCGCGTGGTATCGACAGGTAGTGGAAATAATAGTTGCATGGACTGGTTCATCGGTTGGCCAGTATAAAAGCCGATGAAAAATCAACTGCCGAAAAGCAGTTCGCGTTAGCTGCCTAGTGTAGCTGGGGGTTGCACAAACCTTCTTACCCAATTGTGCTGGCTCCGATAATTCGGATAGGGAAGACAAACCCGAATTAATATAGTCTAATGGTGCTGAAAGTACCTGACTCAGATAATTCTGATAGCTTTGTTTGTTGTGTGAATACAACAGACTAACCATGTAGAAGCTATTGTGGAATCTATGCTGGACAGGGAGTTCGACTCTTCCTCGCCTCCACCATAAACTCCGACCTGTTCCATTTTTCTCAAAAAAATGTCTTGACTTCCAGAAGGGGCGTGCTAAAATGGAAGAGTTGAGTGGGCTTATTTTGAACGGAGGAAAGTGATGAAGTTGCAGAGCAAGATGAATGTTATTGAGAGGTCTGGTAGCTTCGAGGAATCGAACTACACAATTGAAGCGACCGCAAAGGCATTTTCAATTCTTTCAGACCAACTTTATTCTAACAAGATTAGGGCAGTTATTAGGGAACTGAGTACCAATGCGTATGATTCTCATGTGGATGCTGGAAAAGCTGATACCCCATTTGAAGTCCATCTCCCCTCCAACATGGAACCCCATTT